GAACGACAAAACCACAGAAAAAAATGAACAAGAAAGTGTACATCAGCGGGGCGATAGCCCATTATGACTTGGAAGAGCGCAAGGCGGCTTTTGGAAATGCGGAACGATTCCTTGCCTTGAAAGGCTACAATCCCGTGAACCCGTTCAAGAATGGGCTGCCCGACGAGGCGCATTGGCGGGAGCATATGCGGGCGGACATCGCCCTGCTGCTCGGTTGTGATTATATCTACATGCTTCGAGGCTGGGAGCTGTCGAAGGGCGCCAAGCTCGAGCTCGACGTGGCCAGCTCGTGCGGCATCGAAGTGTTGTTCGAAAACCAGTTTAATCTTTGAATTATGGAAGAAAAACAAAAGGTGCAGGTCGTATTTGAGTTTGACCGGGAAGACTTTGAGTCGATCATGACACTGAAAAGTCCGGAGGAAAAAGAAACGGCGGAAGAGGTGTGGAATGCTATGGTTAAGGAACCGGTGGTTGTCAAGGTTGACTCGCTCGACGAAAGGGATAGATACGATGTGAAAGTTATTATGGTGAGTTGGGCGATGTATGCAATCGCCGATAGATTGGAGGAATGAACATGGCACAGGAAGTAACCAATTTCGCCCGGTTTTACGCCCTATTCGGCAAAGTGCCCTATTACGGCGACCGGGAAGAATTTAAGCGCTCGATCGTAAGGCAATATACACGGAATCGTACCGACAGCCTGCGCGAGATGACCCGGGCGGAGTATAACGAGTGTTGCGCCGCACTGGAACGGCTGACCGGTCAGGACGAATGGCGAAAGAAACTGCGCGAGGAACTGCGGTTCCGCCGAAGCGTATGTCTGAAACTCATGCAGAAAATCGGCATCGACACCACGGACTGGGCAAGGGTCAACGATTTTTGCCTGAATCCCCGGATCGCCGGCAAGCCTTTCGGCCGGCTCGATACCGAAGAACTGGAACAACTGGCCGTAAAGCTGCGCTCCATCGAGCGGAAGGGAGGGCTGAAAGTGAAGGAAACGGAAAAGAGACAAGAACACGAAGTGAAACAACCGGGCCGGGCCGTCTATGTAATCATAGACCCCAACGCCCCTAAAAATTGAAGATATGGAAAATAAAACACGAACCAATTTGGAGATTGTAAAAAAAGAAGTTACGGTATTTATCTCGGACATGAGCCGTCAAGAGGCCGCCGAGTTTCTCAGCGAACTGGCCGACTGGGCTTATGCTAACAGCGAATCGATGTGGATTGACGACGAGCCGGAAATGCAGAATTACGAGGAGGAAGAATGAAGGAAAAGGTGCATGATGTAAAACTGAACTGGGACGCCTATGTAATTATAGACCCCAACGCCCCTAAAAATTGGATTACAAATCTATTTGTTTCCCAGTTATTTGTTTCCCCTTATTTTTATGATAACGATTAAATATATGAATGAATATTCCTATCCCCATAAAAAAGGCCACAAATGCAAATAAACTATACAGATAGATATGTAATGCATATTGATAACCTAATTGATATAAATCAACAGATAATATCAAATAGGAAGAGGAAAATAAGACAGGAACTGTGGGCAATATAATGTCGAATGTAGAGCTTATTTTTAGCATTTTATAATAGAATATCAGGAAAATATCAAAAAAGAACAGCGTAAGTATGGAAGCCGTTATAGAAAATATAATTTGTACGTATAAATCCATTTCCTTAAACAGAGGACAATATAGATAAAGGACTGTAAATATTAGAGGTAGTTGAATACAGAAACTTGTAAATTGTCCTTTTTGCTCCTTATTGAAAATACGAATATATTCGGTAAAATCCATGTAATTTTTTTTACAAAAGTAGCATATTTTTTTTAAACTTATAAATAAATGATTATGAAAGAACTCAACGAACAAACAGTAATCATGACAGCGGAAGAACGAGCAGAATTCGAAGCCTTCCAACGGGAGAAAGCGAAAAAAGCGGCCGAGGAGAAGGCCAAAGCCGACCGTGAGATGTACAAGCAAATGGTGGACGAGGAGATCGAGAACTCCATTCCCGTGTTGCTGGGTATCAGCGAGGAGATCAAGGAGAGCAAACAGAAGGTGCTTGACAATTTCAAGGCTATACTTGCCATGAAGTCCGACCTGTTTAAAACGAAGATGCGCAACGACCAACGCAGCCATACCTTCACCAACAGCGCAGGCGACAAACGCATCACGCTGGGCGTGTATGTGACGGACGGCTACCGGGACACGGTAGAGGACGGAATCGCCATCGTGAAGGAGTACATCGCCTCGCTGGCCAACGACGAAAAGACGCAGGCGTTGGTGAACATGGTGTTCCGGCTGTTGAGCCGCGACGCCAAAGGCACGTTAAAGGCCAGCCGTATCGTGCAGCTGCGCAAGGTGGCCGAAGATACCGGCGACGCACGGTTCATGGAGGGTGTGCGCATTATCGAGGAGAGCTACCAGCCGGAGGTGAGCAAGCAGTTTATCCGCGCCGAGATGAAAGACAGGAACGGCATGTGGAGGCCCATACCGCTGGGAATGACCGAATCGTAAAGAACAGGTCGTGAATCGGGGCCGGCGGCGATTCGCGGAACAGGCGTTGACCCCTTAAACAGGAAGTGCCGAAATGTGAAAAAATCGGCACTTCTTTTATAAAAAGCGGGTGAAAATCAATTATATTTGCATTATGGGCAAAGGAAGGGACAAAGAACTGATCAGGCTGAGGGACGAGGCGCTGTGCCGTCGTTCCTATTACTGGACCGAGGTGCAACGGTTGCGGTTCGATGACGCGCTACGCATTCTGTCGGAGCGTGAGTTCTTTATCTCCGAGGAGCGTATCATGGCTATTATCCGGCGTAAGTCCCGCGAGGGGACCGACAAGGACTTCAAGCCCCTGCCCAAAGTGAAAGTCCCCCGGCTGACGGCCTCCCAGCTCGAACTGTTCAAGGTGTAGCGGTGTGCCAACCCCGTGCCTGCGCTGTAATGGTGCAGGCAAGTCCAGTAGTTATGGCTTAGAGCGACGGGAAGTGGCGCATCGCTATTTTTTTTGTTGAAATGTATGGTTTTTGAAAAAATAATTCGTATGTTTGCGGTGCTCTGAGACATACATTCATGGGACGGCGTAGTCTGTCCGATGCACCGCATACGGGCATTTTTTATGCCTTGCAAGATACGACGGCATCCAACCCCGTGCCTGCGCTGTAATGGCGTTGGCAAGTCCCATGAATATGACTTAGAGCGACGGGAAGTGGACGCCGTCTTTTTTCGGCCCATACTGCTCAAAAATATTCATAATATGAAAAAGAATCAAGAAAACAAGGCCCTGCGCCTTGAAATGGTGGAAGTGAATCAAAGTCGCTTCGCTGCGGAAATCCTCAGCGAAAACGCAAGTATCAACCTTACACAGATGTCGCAGCCATTTGGCAGGTCGTTTAGACCCGGTAACTGGTTAAAGACAGAAGAAGCCCGGCGTTATATAGACGCTATTGCCGTGGCTACAAATAGAGCCACGGCTGATTTAGTGGAGATTAGACAAGGGGGAAGCCCGGAGAATCAAGGAACATGGTGCAAAGACTACCGCATCGCCTTGCGTTTCGCGCAATGGCTCAGCCCGGAGTTCAGCATTATGGTGGACGAGGCGATATTGCGCCTGTTGTCGGGGAAACGCATGGGAGTGTCCCGCCCTCGCCGTTTGCAGCCGAAAGACCGGGACGAGGTCTTGAAAGCGTTTTTTGCGGAGCTGCCCCAATGGGTGACGTTGGAGGACGAGCGTGAGGTGGCCGAGTTCTTCGGCGTGAGCCGCCACCATGTGCACGAGGTGCTGACGGGCCGCCGCACGGGCTATGCCGTGCTGGCCACGTTGACGTCGCACGGGAGCGAAAACCGGAAACGTGGAATCCGCCGCCCGGATCTGAGCCCGGAGGCGACAGCCGCGAAGACCCGGCAGCTGGCTTTGGAGTTCGCGAACGAAACGAAGGAGGGCTGAGCGATGGTACGGTTCGAGAAAGACAAGATCGTGGTGGAGATACCCACGATGTTCCCGGCCGCCGACTGGCTGGAACATGTGCGCAATCTGACGTATGCCGTCGGGGCGATAGACAAGGACCGTGTGGACAACGACCACGACTGCATATACACTCTGTGCAGCCTGATTTTGGAAATGATGCCGGAGGAAGGCGATCTGCTCGAAATGCTGCGGGCGAAAGGACTCCGATAGCCTTGTTCCGGGGATAAGACAAGGGGTGACCGTTTGCGGACGGTCACCCCTTTTGCGTTTTACAGCGTTACGGCTCCATCGCCGACTCGTCGTGCAGGGTGAACGAGAAGGTCGTCTCGAATACCTTGATATATCCCGGCAGCGCATATTCCCGGCTTTTCTCCCGCACGAGCGGCGAGGCGTTCTCCGAGCACTGCAAGCATTGCAAGGTTTGGTACAGCTTGTTCGCCGTCTGCTGGCGTTTGCGTACTTTCTCGTAGGTTCCCGAGGCGTGACTGGTGTCGTGGTA